CTAATAATTCTGGACTGCAGTATTCATCAAAAAATTCTCTTCCCATATTTACTCCAATAAAAAAACCGCCCATAAGAGCGGTTATTAATTATTCATCTTTCGGCGGTTCTGGAAGTGGTTGCCAACAGATAACCGATTCTAATGCAGGAAAAAATTTCCAGTTATTCTCATTATCTCTCAAACCTATAGTAATGATATTGCTGTTATACCACTTCCCATAAACTAAGACTCTTGCATAAACAGGCGGTAGTTTGTCGCTGCACTTAATCCATGCATTTTTGAGTTTATCTAACTCGTTTTCCGCACTAGATAATGCGTCATATAAAATAGCAATGCCATTCATTGCATCTTGATAGGCTAAAGATGGTGCAGTCATGTTTATTCCTTATTCAAATCTTCTTCCTTAACGAAAACTCCGTCAATCATTTTTCCTTTGCGGTCTTTTATCTGCTCGTAAGCGTGTTGAACGCAACCCCAGAAATCAAGGTTAGCCATTTTACTGATAAGGAAGAGATAATTAGATAGAGAGTTTACATCCCAATCATCAGGATAAGTTGATACATTTGCGAAATTACCTATTTTTGCAGCGGTTCGTAATAATGACTCATCCATGGAGCTTGCTCTAAAATGTCCAGTTGGTTCAAGTAAGTGTGATTGGTAGGCGTTGACTTCCGTCGATTCGTTGCGACATTGAGCATTTATGATTGTCAGCACCACAAAACAATCACCAATGCTGTCTTTAATTATATCCAAATTACCTTTCGCAACACCGCCACAAAGCTCTCCAAACTCCTCAAGCATCTTGAGTGTTTGCTTATTAATGCTTGAGCCTTTAATTAAATTTCTCTCTTCAGCCCACTGTTCTATTTTTTCGATCAATTCTTTTTCTTTCATATCACACCACCCAGCAGAAAGCTTTCCACGCAGCGCCAAAGAATAAACCAGCACACGCACCAATTAAAACAATGCCAACTAACAAAGTTATGAATAGTGACAGCCATATAATAAAATCTTTCATATTTACTCCATCATACCTTTCATAAAATGAATCCATTTTTTAGCATCTTCTTCTGTTAGATAGCATTGGCCGCCTTCAGAGAGAGATGTATCAAAATCGTCTTTTATACTAATTCTATGAAAAACTTCACTTCCAACGATATAGACATATTTTTCACCATCTTTCGGCTTAAACGGTTTAGGCAAATCTTCAATGCTAATCTTTGGCTCTTCCCACATTCCGATGATGTCGTCAGGGCTATCATCAATGCTCAAATCATAAACTCCGTCTAAAGTCCAACTTTCACTAGCATCATTAATATACCCTTCTTTTGTGAATGTCATACCTCTTAGCTTATAAACTACATCGCCTTCACCAGAATATTTATATTCATCAGGTATGCGATGAAAAATAATAGCTTTTCTTCCGTCTCGCAATAGTACTGGTTCACCTGCCAATGCTTTTTCTAAATCAAATTCTTTCATTTTCTTTCTCCTCAATTTTCATGAATAACATCCAATGCGTATTGTTAGCTTTTCCCGATTTATGCCCGAGAATTGGAGTTTTATTTAAGATTGAAATAATCTCACTAACAGGCACTTGAGTTTCATTCCACTTAAAAATAAGAATTCCATAATCGTCCAGCACCCTCATACATTCCTGAAAGCCTTTTAATAACTGATTTTGCCAATCTTTATCTAATCGTCCATATTTCTTTACTATCCATGAATTATCACCACCTTGAATTAAATGGGGAGGATCAAATATAACGCACTTGAAAGATTTATCAGGGTACGGCATATGAGTGAAGTCATGGATTACATCAGGCGATACTTCTAAATGTCTAATTTTGTCACGATCCTTAAAGCTTAGTTTTTGTTTTCTTATATCTGCAAAAAGTACATTCGGATTATTCTTATCAAAGTAAAACATTCTACCGCCACAGCAAGCATCTAGAATTGGTTTCATCTAATCTCCTTAAAACAAAAGGCGCTCACTTGGAACGCCTATTGGATTTGTTAAATATTTATTCACCACGGTTTGCAAATATCAGGCACTTCAATAACCATTATTTGCTCTGCTTTTATTCTTTTGTACTTAATCCAATATTGGACGATTTCCAATGCCTCCCCCTCGCTGACTGTTTCTCTAGTCTCTCTTATCATTCCCCATTCATGTCCGAATTGACATTCAATGACAACGTATCTTTTGCCATTTGATACTTGTAAGTCATTCCTAAACATCTTTTACCCCACGCTGGATAAGCCATATTTTAATTCTGAAGTAAAACTCACGTTCTTTCATTCTATCTTCATCGAGTTTCTGTAGTTTTCTTCCTATTAAAATAAAGTAAAAAGATATTAGAACGGTCATAATTAACCGATATAATGTGTCATCTATCATTTTTACTCCCCAAAAGTGCGGTCGTTTTTTACTTAGCGGTCATGACATCAACAACTGGTAATGCATTAACCGAACCGCCAGATTGGATTGAGTGAATAATTCGTTCCGGTGTTTCTTTTACAAAGATAGTGCCATCTTCAAATTGAATAGCTGTGTCATTTTCATCTTTAGTGATGGTTTGAATTTGCTCTACGTTGATGAAAATATCTGATTCATCTGTATTAGTTAGTTTGATAAATTTAGCCATGTGGTTCTCCTACATTTGTGCAGCTCGATTTAATCGGGCCATTGTTTGTTGGTGGATATAAATTTGAGTTTCAAATTCACGAAGTGCGGTCAATTTTGGAATTAATTTTTCGTCATTAATTAATGCGTGGTAGCCATCAATCAGACTTTGAATGCGTTTTTTACCGATTCCTTTGCAGTGTTGATATTTCTCCAATCCAACTAGTCGCATATCGGCAAAATCATTACAGCCATTTTTACGAAGGATCGTCCAAGTTGCTTTATCTGTGTAATCTGTTGGATCTATTTCACGTAATGCGGCCATTCCTTCTTCACGCAATGCTTTAATCTCAAATGGGGTTTTGAGCGTTGTTTCCACTTTCTTCCAGGTTAAAAGTCTTTTGATGTAATCATCTGTAAACTCTTTTTTCTCTGGTGATGCAATAAGGAAAGGGGAGAGTACGTGCTCTTCGTTTACATCGTTTAAAATGGCATTGATATTGTCATTGACGTAATCTGTCATCTCAGGTGCAGTGAATGCAAATTGGTTAGCAAGAGATTGATATTCAAATTTTATATAACCTCTTCCAAGTTGATCACGGCAAATAACGCCAAAAACAAAAGACCATGGTCGAGATTTGTTATACATCAGTTCAAAATCTTGTTCAGTGGCCGTTGTTCTGTCTTGTGGAATATTATTTTTTATCCATTCAGTGCCATTATTTCCTAATCCAATAACGGAAAGCACAAGAGAGTTGCGACATATTCTGTCGCTCTGCCGTTTGATATTGGCATTTTTATCGTGCTTTTTACGCGGTTTTTTACTTGTCGCCATAGTTTAAAATCTCAGTTAAGTGTTTAAATTGGGCAAGATATGCAGATTCGGCTTCATGTGGTTGCCAAAAAACAATTGCGATATTTGCCGGAGAGACACCTTTCAATTGCGGCCACTCTACAGATGCTGGTGGAAGTAACTGTTCTTTTTCCGTTGCAAGCATCGATAAATCCATAGATTTAATTGCTGGCAATTTTTTATACTCAACATTAAAACGCTGGTGGATTGCTAAATTAAAGCGATCTTCAATATTGCGATAAGGCTCGCTTAGCAAATATTTGAGCGGTGTCGGAATATCTTTCAAGTATGCTTCTGCCGCATCGTGCAGCAGGAAAAGAAATGCAAGCTCAGGCAATCCCATTTCTTCAAAAATATAGCTACCAAGTACACAGTGCTGAGCTACGCTATAAGGTTCAGCAGTTTGACCAATAAAGCGGTTTTCAAAACTAAGGTTATGCGCAATATCACGAATATCAATTTCGTTAGGATCCGGTTTGATGTAGTCAATGGTATGGCCATAATAGGTATTAATGAGGTACATAGATTTTTCTCGTTTTAAGTTTCACTTCTTCTTGGTGCATTTTTTGACACCATTCCGCACGGCTCATGCACCAGTGCTTATTTATCTCTTTTCCGGTTAGCTTTGATGCTTTTTTCCAAAGCACATAAGCGGATAAATAATTTTTCTTGCGCTCTTCTTTGGCGGCAAGTTCGCTGTTGGTTTTAAAAGGTAGTTTCATTTCTATTCCTTATTAATTTCAGCTTGTTTAATAGATACGTAAGCACGTGCTTGTTTTTCACCTTCTTCGGTTAAATTCTTTTGATACTCACCGTTTTCAGCAATCCACTGTACTCTCGCTCTTTCACGTTCTAGTGCAGGGTTAGTGTATTCTTTTGCATCAGCCGCTAACGCGGTGAGAATAACCATTGCGGCAACAATGATTGAACAAACTGTTGCAACACCGTAGGCGGTATTTTTAATAAATCTTGCGAATTGATTTTGTTTCATGAGTAGATCCTTGTAGTGATGGTGGAATTAGGTAAAAAAATCCCGCAGTGCAAATAAGCTATAAATGGCAACTGCGGGTAATTGACTAAAGAAGAACATATTGTTATGTGCTGTTTCCAGCTAGAGCCGCTCTCACACCACTTGAACAAAGTGTAAAATTAGTGATGTTTCTACTTGAAAGCGGCTTTAGCTGGTGGCTCCAAAGAACCATTAAAGCGCCTTTCTTTATGCTTGCAAGGCTCAAGCCCTTATTGTCACCACAACACATAAGGAATATAATTTTCACAGCCACAACACAAAATAAGGAGAAAACTGTGAAAAAAATTGAAGCTGACGCAGTAGCTATTGCAATGGCTAGAGATATATTAAGAACTAACTCTTCTCAATTTTTGAGAGATATTAATGAGTACACAGCAATGGATATTGCTAAATTTATTTCTAGACTATCTACAGAGCTACAAACATCTATGGATGGAAATCTTACTAGCGACGATGTATTTATTGCCCATAAAGGTCAATAAATGTAAAAGCTCGACATAGCGCTTTAGCAATATTATCTGGTGGCAGATTTGTATTTTTAGCCGCACTTTCTAATACAGCCTGTTTGATTAGTCTTTTATCTTTATCAGATAGGCTTTTTTCTTTTTCTTCTTCCATATTTGAACCTCTTTTGTTGATTGACATTTCAAAGCGAACTTACTAAATTCTGATCTAGCTATCCTTAAATTGGTAATCTGCAGTTTACCCAGACCTTTGATGGAACATTTAATAAATTCGCTTTGAAATGGCGCCCTATACAAGATTCTAACTTGTAACCTATCGCTTAGAAGGCGATTGCTCTATACGATTGAGCTAATAGGGCATAACCGATCCGTGGGCTTGTTACCATTTCCCCGACCGAACTCGTATCCTCTAAGGGATTGCTTAAAGATATAAACAGCGCTGCCATTGACCTGCCAACCACATCACTTCGGTTAAACACGCAGTACAGTTTTCTGCTCTGGGGTTACTCGACTTAAACAGCCGATAATTTATATCCCGCACGAGACCAAGTTTTTAAAGAACGTTTCAAAGTGTTTTGCTTTGTTGTGGTAATTCTACTTAAAGTAGATATTTATGCAACTAAAATTTGCATAAAAGTAGGATTATTTTCTATTTAGAGTAGTATTTATTTGATTTTTAAGTAAAAATATTTTGTTGGCAGGTGTTTGATTGCTTATTTTTTAATCAGTGAATATTGTGATTTGAGATTCTGATCACGGAATAGGTTCTACTTTTTAAGTAGAATGACCGCACTTTTTAATGGAGGTTATATGAGGAAAATATTTGTTCCGATTGTTGCACTTGGTCTTTTTGGATGTGGAGTTAGTACGTCTGAAATGCGTGCGTTAGAATTTAAAAGCTATCCAATTACACAAAGCGAAGATCATGTAAAACAATGTTTGCTTGATAAGCTAAATAGCTTTAGGCCTGATCGCATGTTGATAAATGAATATGGAAAGCATACAGAAATATTTATTGGGGCAACACAGGCGGGGAAGTTTAGAAGTTTTTATTTGTTTGATATTTTGCATAATGAAATTAAGATGTCTCATTATGATGGTGTATTTCCAGCATTATCTAAAAGCGAGGCAGACAGCATTGTCACGTCCTGTCTATGATTAATTGAATATTTGAAATAATAAAAAACCGCCCGTAGGCGGTTGTTTAATTTAATTTGTTTAATAGATCTTGCATTGTATGGATAGAAACGCCAATCTGGGACTGTATATTAATATGCTCGCTTAATCTTTTTTTCAATTTATTCAAATCTTCTTCCGTCAGTAAATCACTGTTGGCTTGAATTTGTTTTTTTAAATTTTTTATGCTTTTCTTTATATTTTTATTCATTCTAAGTATTTCTGGGCTTGTGCCAAATTGTCCTACAAATAAAGCTACACAGAAACTAAGAATCGGCGTCACTAAGGGGGCTGTAAGGTTAGCTATTTCAACCAAATGGGGAAGATTGGGAGTAATGTAAAATTTTATGATAAGCGAAAGAAAAAGCCCAATTCCTGCGGTATAAGAACCATATTCAAGCATTGAGAAAGGCTTTGTAACTGCATTTTGTTCAGCCATTACTTTCCTCGCTGCGTTTAATTTCTCTTAATTGTTCAATGATAGAATCTCTTGTCGATATTCTTATTGATTTAGAGCCAACCAAATTCCCATTATGATAATGATTGATGGTGATTTTATAATATGGGTTTAAAATACTACCAAGATAAAATGATAAGATTTTTAGTAAACGAGAAAGTACGGGGGTGCATAAAAGCACCCCTATAAACAAAGCTAATTCGTTGATATGCTCAACAAGCAAACTAATTAATCTTTCCATTATCAGAGATAATACGCCGCTCTTCTGTGGCTAAATGATGTTTAACTTTGGTTATAGTATAGTATTCTTTTGTTTCATAACCTAGCATTTTTATTGTTTTGTTCATTGTTACAGTGAACAAATCGCCTTTCTTGAAACTGGCAATGTTCTCATTTATTTTTTTAATAAAATCCTCGTCAGTAATTTCAACCGGGTAAGAGTGATTGCCGTAAGTCATTTCCCACCCTTTACTGCCTTTAAAGCTTACTGTAAGTAGTGCGATTGTTGTTTCTAATATCTCAACCCTTTCTTTTGGATCGTTGATTTTCATCTTTTGAATCGTTCTTATTTCTTCCGGTTCCAACTTAACTAATATCTCTCTGGAGTCTTCAGATGAGTCAGGTGTTTTGATGGAATTTCCAGCCAATATTTTAAATGCCGGTTTTATGTTCCCTTCAAGAGGTGAGGACACCAGTGTTTTTATATTCTCACGAATATCTTTATTGGCTAATAACTTAGCTATGTTTTTATCTGATTTTATTTCTTTTCCATCAACACTTAAAGTTGCAACATCACTGTTATCATTGGTATGAATACCAATTACAGTTTCTCCTTTGGTGTCATTAATCGCATCAAATATGGTCTTTCCTAAGTTAGACACACTTTTTCTTGATTTTACGCTGGCGTAACCCAATCCAATGTATGGTAATACATCTATAACCTGTGTGGCCATATTATAAATATCAATTCCAAAAACAACCTCAAGGGAACCTTCCTGTGCTGGTGTTTCTATAAAAACGCCAAGGCTCTTGCGTCTGCCCGGATTTAATAACTTATCTGATTTTTCAATCAGATCATGCATTGCTATTATAGCCTTTCCAAGCTCTCTCGCATTCATGCGGTGATTTTCTAAATCTCGACTATCCGAATCATATGATAAAGTAATAAACTCAGTTCTAACTACCTTTCGTTGCTTAGGTTGTTTTTTATTATCCGGCAAACTCTTAGCTTTATCTGTCATATTTTTTTCCTTAGGTTGGTTGTTATAGATCAACAATATCCAGTGTTAGTTTCTATAGTAAAACTGAATACCAAAAGACTTTTCCAATGACTGATATATCTTGCATGTCTGTTATCTCATCCGGGTGTTCTTCGCTGTTGTAACTGCGGATCTTAACTTGTTCGTTTGGCATATTGTAGAGTAGTTTTATTCTCAGCAATCCACCGTGGTTTATTGCATATATTTTCCCATCTCTAATGGTTTTATTGCCCAAATCAATCCCTACTGTTGTTCCATCCGGAATAACAGGTTCCATAGAGTTACCGTCTGCAATTACACACACAGCATTTTCAAACTGAACACCTTGTTTTCTTAATGTGGCTTTAGAAAAACGTAATTTAAAATTGTTATAGTCCGCGATGTCATCTGCAAACCCATTACCCGCAGAAAGGCGAACATCTTGATAAAAAGGCACTGCCACTTCATCACTATTTAATGGGGTGTTTCTATCCCACAAATCAAAGGATCCAAGCTCTTTTATGTTTGATGCAACTTTTGTTTCAGTTGAGTCAGTAGAGCCATATTTCAAATAAGCAGGACTAACTCCAAAGTATTCAGCCATAGATTCAATTTTGTCATCTCTTGGTGTGGCTGTGCCAAGCGTATAACGTCTGGCCATTTCATAGGTTACGCCTAGAGCCTTTTGAAGATCTCCTATTCTTTTATTTTGCTGAGCCATTAATTCATTAATTCGGCTTGCTAAATCTGACATATAACCCCCTTATTTCTACTAAAGGTAGAGAATACGTAAATAAAATAGTTGATTCAATTCTATTTTTAGTAGTAGAATTATGCTACTTAAAATAGAAAAGAGGTTAAGATGCTACCAATCGAAAAAGCTTATGAAATCGTAGGCGGTATTTCTGCCATGGCTCGGCACTTCAATATCACCCCTTGGGCAGTATCAAAATGGCGTGAAAAAGTACCAGCTGAACGCTGTGCAAAGATTGAAGAACTTACTAATGGCAAAGTTAAAAAATCTGAATTACGCCCCGATTTGTGGGATTAATTTATCAGTAAAAATCAAAAAGAAAACCATAAAAATAAGGCAAAAATTATGGCAATGAAACAAACCATTATAGAGATGATTGAACAGATACCTGGTGGAAAAAGTGCGGTAGCTGGATTCTTGGGATTTACTGAAAGTGAATTAAATAATCGTCTTTATCAAACAAAGGGCCAACGGTTCAAAAACGAAGAGTTGATCGCTATTCAGCTTGAATATGGTTGCACACAATTTATTGAAGAATTATGCCGTTCCGCTGGTGGACGTTTTGTACCAGATACCTGTGCAGATGATTTAGATGCAGTAGAAATGGCAAATATTCAATTACATGA